GGTAGCAACTAAACCCCCGTAGTATAGCATTCTAATATTGAATGATGGTAGGTCAGCATCTTGAGCTAGTGGAACTTCAGATCTAATTTTAGTGTAAATTCTATCGTGAGTCCCTATTGAATTACTCAAAGGGCTAGCGCTAAAACCAACTTCAACAGATTTAGTTGCTGTTAAAAAGTCATTATTTATTTTAGTTGATTTAGTACCAAATGTTTCATTAAAAACGTTTTGGTATTTTGTGTTATATTCATCTTTGTCTTCTTTATATTTTACAATAAACTCTTTAAAGTCAAGGGCTCCCATTGGTTTAATAATCATCTCTGATGAAGTATCTAGGTAGCTTGTTAAATCTTCTACATCAGACTGGTAGAAAGTGTCTCTAGGTTCAATTATTAATTTATTAGGATCTAATTGATCAGGTATTGCATAAAGGTTAAATGCATAAAATAACCATGATAAAAAATCTGCCTGCTTTATTGATGTTGGCATCACTGAGCTTAAGCCGATATCTTGACCTTCAAAATACACAACACTAGGTGAAGAAGAAAACTCAGCTCCTGGATCTATCGTAATACTTACTTCATCAGCGTTTAATGGATCTCCAGTATTTTGATTATAAGCATTTTTATTACGCCAATTTATGTCAACATAAATTTCATCATTAAGTCTAAAATCAAATTCATAAGAGCTTACTGAGATTTGTTTTGTAACAAACTCTCCAGCAGGCGTTGAATCAAAAGACATTATATCAAATTGGAAAAAATCCACAATGTTAATAATTGTAGATCCTCTTTTTCTTTTAAGTACAACTCTAATTTCGAAGCTTCCGTCCGCTGGATCAAGAGTCTCGTTTGTTAAGTTTATAGTGCCATTCCAATTAAATCTGTATTTACCATTGTTACCGCTTGGCACAATGTATTTATTAGTAGAAATATTTACTCCGCTTGGCACAGAGTCTTGTACTATAGTATCAAAGTCAAATCTTTTATCTTCAGATATAAAGCTTGTTGCAGAAGTTGTTAAAGTTAAATCAGCAGAATTAGAAGCAATCATTATCCTGTCATTAACTTCTGTTTGTGTTGCTCTAAAATCTCCACCAGTGAAAGGCATTATAAGCCTTTTAAAGAATACAGAATCAAGAAAAGCTGAATTATATCTATAGCCTGCATCTTTAAAAATAGCGTCTAATATAGTTTTAAAATACACGGCAGGGTACATTGCTTTTTCTAATGTATATTCTAATTCTTGAGACCCAGTAGATGTGCCATTGTCTATAAGTGGATAAACATACCCTTCTCCGTTTGGATTTCCACTTACATCAAAATTATTGTATATATTTCCATTTTTAATAATGTAATTAGCCCAAGAGTTTGATATATTTCCATATGTCCAAGCATGATCATATTGACTTAAGTTTAGTTCAGGCATTTTTTTTTCGCCTAAGTCTTGAAATAGATTTGCTAATTTACCTATTATTACTATTTCAAACTCTATGTCTTGATCATTAATTGGAATCTCAGTAAGTTGTAAGTAACCTCTTGTTTGAACTATTCCATTTTTTAAAACTATAGCTTCTGATTTTAAGTTTACGTTAAAATCTGGCGAGTAGTTAGTAGAACTAGTGTTTATCGTTTTTCTGCCTATGTTTTGTATGTTTGAAAAAATTGCTCTATTATTTGCTGTAGCCGGAATACGAATAGACAATGTATAATCTGATTTTCTTTTTTCTGGTTCTTTAATATCTACTATAGATTTTGATACCGGAAAAGGCACGTTATCATAAAGATCTAAACTAAACGAAGCAATCACTTGGCCACTTACATTGTATTGAACTATTTTTATTTCTGTTTGCATCATAATGATTGTCTGTAATTATCAAATGAATATTGAATAGTCAACTCCATATTAGGTATTACTCTACCTTGGTCATACTTTCTTTTAACATAATTAGTTGCTACTATGTTAACAGGTACGTAAGTGCTTGTGCTTGTTTCCATCATTACTATAGGACTTAACACTAACTCTTCTAAAGCAGCATACTCATCATCACTTAAAAGATCAGAGTTTAAAGTTATACTTTCCATTAACTTAGTATAATACTTCGTTTTTAAACGATCCGTTTTAGCGTAATTTAATGATTGAACCTTTTTAAACTCTTTATTTTCTATCTCTGTTCTTTCAATACTTACCATGTTAAAGTTAAAAGCATCAAAACCGCCCATTGAATTTAGCCAATGTAATCGATATATCGGAAATTTAGCGCAAGAGTTATCAATATCTATTGTCTTTGTGAATACTAAATCATCACCACTATCTTTAATGTCTACTTTATAATAAGACGCTGAACTCATGTACCCTGATGCTCCAAAGAAATCTAACATTGAATCACCTATATTTAGAGCAACTATACCAGATTGTGGTGTGTAACTTGAATACGAATTAGTAAGTAATACTACTCCAGCACTATTATAAAGTGTAAGCTCTACTATTACTATGTTATTGTTTAAATCAAAGAAAGTTAAGAACCTTTGCTGGTTTGATCTAATTTTTTCACGGTATGAATTATCATTTAAACTAACCTGATTTGATGTGCTTAAAAGTTTATTTGTGCTAAATGCTGTTTTAGACCAATCTAAAAAATCAAATATAGCATTACTACCAGATTTGGGACTTCCACTTGTTCCATATTGCGCTTGATTAGAATAAATAACAGGCACTCCACTTACATTATCATATATTTCTCCAAGTTCTAACCAATATTTAACTTCGCTATTTGTACATTTAACTAACGCTGTTGTATTAAAAGCATTAAAATCATATGTAACGTAATTTTTAATCACATCTGCAATGTTTATTTGGACAGTACCAACTAAAGGTTGCTTTGGATATGTAAGTCTAGTAACTGGATTTGTCTGTCCACTTACATTTACGTCACATAGAAATTGAAAGTTATGTTGAGTACTATTAGACCCACTAACACCAACTACTATTTCATTATATAAATTTTGCCAATTGTTTGGATTTTCTATTATTGTTATCATTGATTGAAGCTTATGTCTATACTTACCATTATTTGTTTGCCTAGTTTTTCAGATAGTGCATTTGTTATTTTATCTAATTCAGCGTCATTAATAGCTGAGTCGATAAAGTATGTAGGTTTTAATCCATTTTGCTTTATACCGAAAGCTATTGCTGTTGCTTTTTTTCTTTTTTCGTCTATTTGTACTTTTGCTCTTTTGCTTTTAGTCAAATTCTTTGTTTGACTATATCTTGTATCTAATGGAATACCTTTTTTAGTAATCCACTTCATCAAGTTCTTGATCATTGGTTCGCTTGGGAATCTTGATCTAAAATTATAAATTGATCCGTATTTTGTCTTTAATCCATTTACACCACTATTTACAAAAAAAGCGTAACTATTACCTTGTATTCCTACGTAGTATTCATTACCCATTACTGATATAGGAACAGCAACAATAGACTGCTTAAGATCACTATCTTTTAAGTTATCATCATCTAAATTAGCTTTTAATATATCGCTTAATTCATTTGCTACTTTAAACAAAGAGCGCCCTAAAACAGTATCAAATTTGATGTCTTCAATAGGTACGAAATCTTCGCCTATTTCACTTAATAATAACTCATAATTTACGTTCACTTTCTTCTCTGTCTATTTGATAGCATATTAAATTTAAAAACTCAATCACGTTCATGTTAAAGAAATATTCCCATTTTGTTGCGTCTCTATTTGATAAGTTGTCGATTGTGACAAGGTAACCCCACTTTTTTGCAAATCCTTTACTATCATTTCCACTTCCTGCTCCAAATAGGTTCCTATATGAATAGATAATCCGTGTAAGACCTTGCAAAAAAAAACCAATAAAGGTTGAGCGTCTTTCATAGTCATTTTTTCAAAAACTTCATCACTTATTTCTTTGTGTAATTTACCATCATAGTTTGAAGCTTTACCAAATTTCCAAGTCATTGGTCTAAGAAATACTGCTAAGAATTTATGCAAATCTTTTTGAGCTTCTTTTGAAAATGCTGATGCGTCAATAAATTGAGCCGCAGTAATCTTTAATATATCAACATCAACTTTATACCAAGTCTTACCTATTTTAACTTTTCTTTTAACTTTAAAGCCTTTCAAACTATCTTCAATGTTTTTTAATTGAATAACGTAATCATTAAATATTGAGTAAGGCAAGTTTTTAATGTATTCAATAGGTAAATCTAATACAGTAGCCACTCTTCTTTGAGAATATTCTAACTCTGATTCATAAGGCATTTGCGATAACGTGCTTACATATTCCTTAATTGTCAATCTATTAAACTCTCTTTGCATATCTTTAAATATATTTATTTTGATTTATGTAATTTGTTTTGTAACTTATTGATTATGCTCTAATTATGGTATATCTACCAAAGTTTCTTTCTTGCAATTTCATTAGAGCTAAATAACGTGATGCGTCAATTAAGTGATTATTAAAATCTATAGGCTCATTTAATGTATGACCAGCTTTGTCTGTTTTCCATTTATATGTTCTAAACTCTCTTAATAAGTTTGGGCCTATTAAATTTAGTCTATATCTTCTAAGTATGTCTATTGAGTTTATAATTGAGTCTTTACCTTTAGCTGTTGGTTTAATATTAAAACCTAAACGATAAACCTCTTCAATACTTTTTGGCTCTGCTGAGTCCGCATATATTTCATCTCTTCTTTCTACACCAATAGATCTTAATCTATCGGCCACATCCTGGTTGGTCAAACCTCTTTCGTATAGTTCTTCTTTAATGTAAAGCTCTTGATTAAACCTGTGAAACGAGACTATTGCTGTTGGATCATTAGAAAATCCCCAGTCTAATGCATAACCTATAAATGTAGCATCTTGTGGAATTAAATACCCTTCTGTAAAGTTATTAAACACTAAGCCTTTTAATTGGCCTCTTTGACCTAATCCGAATATTTTCCAATACTCTGGATCAGCGTTTTCAAGTTGTTCTATTTCTTGTTTAAGCGATTCTGGCAGATGAGGGTTTTCTTTGTAAGTAGTAATTAATAATGACGCGTCTTTTCTAGGTATTACTTGATCATATATCCAATGTTCAAAATCGGATGGGTTGTAGTCAATGATAATTTTACCTGTCGTTC